TTTCGCGATGAAGTAGTAGATTTGCATCAGAAGTACGCGTTACTAAACACGAAAGAAAAAATAGATGAGTGGGCTAAAACTCAGACCTTACCAAGACGAAGCTGCTGATTTCCTTTACGGGAATGACAAGGCAATGATCTTGGCGCCCGTTGGCGCTGGTAAGACTGCGATCACGTTAACAGCAATGGCCGCGATGATTAAAGACGGACATGCTAAACGATTTTTAGTTGTAGCACCCAAACGTGTTTGTACTGACGTCTGGCCTGTTGAATTATCGAAGTGGGCGCCAACTTTAAAACTTAACCTAGCTGTCGGTTCACCGTTAGATCGATTGCGTGCTGTCGATAAATCGTCAGATATCGTTGTTATCAATTACGACAACCTGCAATGGTTAGCTGATTACGGTGTGGCTGGGTTTGATGCAATTGTGTTTGATGAGCTGACACGATTAAAGAATCCATCCGGCGCCAGATTTAAAGCGTTGCATAAAGTGATTGACCAGTTTGCTATTCGTTGGGGCTTAACCGGATCGTTTACTAGCAATGGGTTAGAAGACGTATTTGGGCAATGCAAGATCATCAACGAGAAGTTGTTGGGCCGCAGTAAGGGCGCGTTCATGCAGCAGCACTTTATTTTGGTTAACCGCGACTATGGTGAGTGGATGCCCAAGCGCGGTGGCTTACAAGCAGTGATGCAGAAGATTAAACCAGCGACGTATCTATTAGAGCCTGGCGAGTACAGCGACACGTTGCCACCGTTAAACGTCGTTGAAGTGCGCAGCACAATGGACATGACGCACTACGCAAAAATGAAGCGTGATTTTGTAGTGGAGTTTGGTGGGGACGATAGAGCAATAGCAGCAAACGCGGCAGTAGTCACAGGTAAGTTACAACAGATGTCATCGGGTTTTGTTTATCAGACAGAAACACAGGCGCTAATTCAACCAGGCAAGTTTGCTACAACAAAAACGGCCATTTGGTTTAGCCCGCATAAGTTTGACCGACTAGCAGAATTACTAGAGGAGAATCAACATGCGAATACGATCATTGCGTATATGTATCAGGAAGAGCTTGCAGAAATTAAGAAGCGGCATCCCAAGGTGGTTACGTTGGATGAGGCGGACGCGATTGAGCGATGGAACCGAGGCGAAGTGGAGTTACTCGCTGTGCATCCAAAATCAGCAGGACATGGCCTTAATTTACAGTACGGAGGATGCCATATGGTCTTTCTGTCGTTGCCGTGGAGTTTGGAACTCTACGAGCAAACCATCGGCCGGCTCCATCGTTCCGGTCAAATGCGCGCAGTGTGGGTATACATCATGATGACTGATAAAACAGTGGACGAAAAAATACTCGGCGCACTAAAAGACAAACGCGCTATATCTGACGTTGCATTGGAGGAATTGAAATGACTGAACACAAACACGCAAAACTAATCAAAGCATGGGCTGATGGCGCAAAGATTCAGAAATTCTCAAAGCGCAATCAAGTGTGGGAAGACAGCGACAATCCCTCATGGAGTGAAGAAACGGAATACCGTTTGCGCGTTAAACCTGATTATGCGATTGAGTTAAACGCGCACATATTGAACGGAGAATTGTTTATTGATGTCGGCGCAAAATTCCCTAATCTTTCATTGGTGTTTGATGCAAAAACAAATGATTTAAAAGCTGTTGAAATTATTAACTGGAAAGGTAAGGCATGAAAAAACCACACTGGGCTGAATTAAATGCCCGCTTATCGTCGCTTACAGAAAAACAAGTTTTTCTTTTACTGCAAAGTGAATTAGATACATATCGCAGAGCGTCTTATCTAAATCGTTTGCATCAACGCTATTGCGCGCTACGTGACGCCAGAGAGCGTAAAGAAATTTTAGCAAAGGCTGCTTCATGAACTGTAAAGAGTGCGGCACTAAGACCTACGTAACATGGACGCAAAAACAGCCAGGCGGGGTTAGGCGGTTGCGTAAATGCAACAAATGCAGCTTTTCTGCTTATACGGGCGAGGTATGGTTGGCATCGTTGCCGCCACCAGAACCAAAACCTATTTATACTAAAGAAGAGGTTGCGTTAATGAAAAAGAAAGAAGTTGCTACGCGAAGGAAAAACGAAGACCGGAGGAACTATGAAGAAACGTAATAACATGAGTATGGGCGACCATTACATTTATACGCCATCAACCACCGATGTCACCATCCGATGGCGCGCCAATTACGATTGGATGCCGCCATCAGAAGACCCTAAGTTCATAAAAAAATGGGCTGAGTTTCGCATGCGATGCGCTCAAGGTATTGAGCAAATCGTCAATCATTAACGTCTTAGGGTTTCGTACTGCTTGACGCATTGGTCGAGGGCAGCTTTAAGCCTGGCTGCGTCGGCAGCGTACCCTGCAAGAAATTCTCCATCTGACCTAGCCAGTTGCGCTCCGGTTGCTCCACTACAAGCGCCGGCGGTACCGGACACGGCACCGCTTTCGGTGGTGGGGCGATCTGGCCGGTCGCGCAAGCTGTTAGCAAGAGCAGTGGCGCGAGCGTTAATGTTGCGGATTTCACGATCTTTCTCCTCACGTAGATGGTCGGCGCCCTGCTGCAACGCTTGCTCTTTCTCTCTGGCCAAACGCATGTTCTCGGCGTACTCGGCCATCTGTTTGGCCTTTTCCTTATCCCATTTGGCCTGAACTTTAGCCTGGCCAGCATCGTCGCCCTGCCAGTGACCAGCGCCATAGGCACAGACCACGGCTAGGACACTGCCAGCAATGAAATACGGATTCATTTAGGCGGCACTTTCGTACTTTCTAATTTTTTATGGACTTTGATCGTTTTGCAGACTTGTTTGCCTTTTTCTTCATGGCAAACCTTCTTCATCTCACCGCCAGCAAACGCCATCAAAGGAACAAACGCAATAAGTGTAATCAATGCTTTCATTATTCAATCTCCGGTTGTGCTGCGGGTGGTGGGGCAGGTTTGCCATTAAAACCTAAAACAATGGGCGCTGCGGCTGATACTGGCTCAATCGTTGGCTCCACGCGCTTGGCTGGCGTAATAGGCGCTGACGGCGGCGTAGTTGGCGGCGTTGGTGGTGTCGGCTTCATTGCCTCTTCGCGCTCTTTGGCAGTAGTCAACCCTGGCGGCACGAACTGATCTTTGCCTTTCACGGCGATTAACGTAGCTAATGCACCAAGTATGTACTTACTCATGTCAGAAAGCAGTAAGAAAAACTGCTTATCGGCTGGAGCCATACCTGACATTGGCTGTGTCACAAATACAACGCTATACATGGACAGCGACGCCATCATCATTAGGATCATGCAAAAACAAATGCCGATGGCAAACTTCAGCCAAGCATTAAGATTTTCTTCGTTCATTTCGTCACCTTTTCGGGTTGCGTGACATCTTCAGGGCACGTACCAGTTGCAGTGCAAATGGGCGGCTTACACTCTTCCGCGCTCCAATTCTTAGGGTCTTGGCAAGGATACCTAAAACGATCTTGGCAAGCACTAAGCACCAAGCACATGCAAAGCATGCTCATAATGCTTTTTACGGTCTTCGAGTCCAATTGTGCCTCCGTTAATGCGCTTAGTTAATGTAAGAATGTCAGATTTATCCGCCCATTGATTTAGGTTGTTTGTTTCCCAAAACCAGCAAGCGCTTTGTGCTGCGCCCTCAAACGTGGCCAGATATTCTGGCACCTCGTCGATCTTTAGTGGGCGACCATCCACCTCAATAGAATCTGCAAAGGATTGATAGTTTGACCGACCAGTAAGCTGGATAAGACCACGGCCACAAAAGCGGTAGCCATCACCGCTAGACTCATCACCGTTGCCCATGCGGTTAGCGTAAATACGGTTTGCGATAGCCTCTTGCTTGTTAGGGCGCGCACAATACTGGTTAGCGATAGCGTCATCTGGAAAGTATTTAGAGAAAAGTCGCCGAAGCGATTGTGGTTTGTAATTCAGGTTTTCTTTTAACGTCGTAAAGCCACCAGATTCATGGCTGCACTGCGCTACAAAAGCAGCAATACGATGAGGGGTATTAATGTCATAGTCAGGAAGCAGTTGATGCAAAGCATTATGCCAATGTTCGACATATTTATTCCTTGGTAGTAGTTGCTTGAGTTGGCTCAGTGTTAGCATTTTTTTCCTCTAATTCACGCATCATCAATTTGCGTATTCTGCGCATCCTATCAACTTCAATAATCGCCGCATTGGTTGCATTGTTTGCGTCCATAATCGCCAGACCAACTAACGGCAGCGCAATAGCCAGCGTTAGCACCATCGTGATTAAGCAGATCAATAATACCCAAGGGATATTGTCTTGCTCGTCCTTATCAGTATTAGGAGGCTTATTAACCATAGGGTCACGAACAGAACCGCGCCAAACCATGTCGCATTTTCCTTGAACTTTCTAATAACTCGTCTCCGCTTCGCTGCGGTCATTTGTATCCCGCGCAGTTCTTCAGCATTGGCCGCTCGTTGTTCCTCTTGAATCTGGCCCCACATTTTTTCAAACCGAGTCCACAAATCGCCCAACTCAGCCGGTGCATTAAACGTCATTTCGGTGCGGATGTCGGCGTACATTGAATTTAGCCGACTGCGTATCAACACACGCCGCAATGCGCGCCTACCGATAGATTCTTCGCCCTTGTAAACCTTTTTTGAATCACGTTCTTCCTGTAAAAACAGTTTTTCAATCGTGTCAAATGCGTCAAGAAACTTACCTAAATGCTCGCCAACTTCGCCAAGTGCATCGTTAGGGTCGGCCTTTGCTACATGCTGAACCTTTTTTACTTCTTCATTAAATTGTTGCTTTTGCTCATTCGTCGGATGCTGAATTTTACTAAACTGCGATTTCAGATCGTCCAATACTTCTTTGACGTCACCGGATGCGTTCTTTATGTCTTTATAAAGTTTGCATCCGGCTTTTGCTGCCGCAATGGCCGTGTTAGCCGCTGCGATCAGCGCAAATGGCATTTATTCCTCTACATCTTCGGTAACCATTTCAGGTTGCGGCATTTGAACTGGCTCTTGCCCTCCAGCTCTTGCACCGCGTAAAGCGCCGGCTCTTGCGTCATTCGCCGCATCTTGTACCCAATTAATGCCGTACTTTTTACCTACAGCTAACAAGTCTTTAATCTGCTCCGCGTTAATACCTTCAGCGCGGGGAGCAACTGCTTTAGCTACTTTTACAAAGTCTGTTGGGTTTAACAGCAACTCTTTAAGTTTGGCTTCAGTCTGTTTAGCTGCTTGATTAGCCCAATATTTACTAAACAAAGACGTCACTGCGTACCTAGCGCCAGATACTGGGTTAAAGAAGCGCGAGATGATCTGTTCTAGCGGCACACCTGTTACCTGCTCAACCGGCGTCTTTGGCACTGTCTCAGGACGGAAAGCCACTTGCGTTAAGTCTTTATTCAGACGCTCAGACACCGCCGCAAAGTCAGATACTTTCTTAGAGTACCCTGGGCCAAACACGCGGTTAAATATAGCGGCGTTGTCGCGCCCATTTAAGAAATCAACCGCATTACCACCCTTAGCCACAATATCGTCCAGCATGTACGCACGCGCAGCGTTAACGGCGTCTTTGTTGGCGCCATACTGACGCATGAACTTATTAGTAAAGTCCACGCTACCGTACATTTTTCTAACCAAATCAGTTGGGTCGCTAATGCCTTCTTTGCCCAAAATTTGTTGACCTGCCACGCGACGAAACTCGCCATCTAATCTAGCCTGTTGTGCGCGCAAGGCTTGCACGTTGTTTACCGACGCACGTAATTCGTCTTCTAAGCCAGGTATAGCAGCCATCTTCGGGCTATTCTTTTGCAGCCATTGATTAGCGGCTTTTGGATCGATAACGTCGTTCTTTAGCGCAGACTTAGTAAAGCTGTCGTAGAACGCATCTTTAGCAAGCTGTTGTCCTTCGGCGCCTGTTACACGTAAGAAGTCATCGACGTTAGTACGATTACCAATCAACGCTGGCGCAATCTGCTCTACAAACTTTTTGCGATCGACCGATCTGATGGTTTCAGCGCTAAACGGAAGACCAACGCGCTCTAAGTATGCTTTGTCTGCATTGCGATACGCGTTAACAAAATCAGGATCAAGACTTTCGATATGACCGTTAACGCGCGCTTTTAAATCGTTTAACAAACGCACGTTGTTCTCATCGCGACTGCCGCGCAACTGTTTATTGATTTCGCGCTTTAGCGAATCCAAATCTTCAGCACTTGCAGCCGTAAACTTAGCGCCGCCTGGCACAGCAGGTACACCTTCCGCAGTTAACACGGCGCTTGGCTCTGTTACTGATGGACGGAACTTAGCTTTTACGTTGTTGTATATGGAGGGGAACCAAGCAAAAATATCTGAGTTCTGACCTGCTACAACAAAACCGTAAATATCATCAACGGCGCTTGCCGGCAATTCAACACCTTTATCAGCGGCGACCTTAAACGCTTCCGCATACAACGGCTTAGTTGATACGCGAGCGTCTTTTTCTTTCTGGCTAATAAGTTGTTCGACTTTTGTACCAAACGCAGTTGGGTCAAGGTCTTGACGTGTGTACGCATCGGCAATCTGTTCATCTAATGAACGCAGTTTGCGCTGTTGTGATTTACCGATATCGTAACCCGCAGCCAATGGCCTACCCGCTTCAGCGCGTGCAGCCGTTTCAGCAGCAATTTTTGTTGGGTCACCAAACAAACGAATTTGATTTTTGCGCAGATCGTTAACCGCTTGCTCAAACTGCAAACCGTATTTAGTACGAAACTCTGGATCGCGCGACGATAAGTTTTGAATGAAGCTAACAATAACCGGATTATCAGCAATCAATGACGATGTAGGCATTTGCACTTTTGGCGCGCCTGGCGCTTTTAGCGATACATTGCCTTGCGCCTTAACTGCGGCCTCTACTTTGCTCATCATTGTAGGATCAGCCGCCATAGCCGCAATCAATACATTACTGATGCGGTTATCCACTTCGCGCAGTATTTCATTCTCTGGCGTCTTACCGCGCAGTTGATCCCAGCGGCCTTTAGCAGCAGTCCACGCTTTATCGCCGACGTTTACTAAACGCGTAGACGTACCCAAGGCCGATCCGGTAGTTACGCCGCCTAAAAGTCCACCGACTACTCGACCGGCTGTTGGCGCGCCAACTTTTTCACCGGCAGCTTCGCCGGCCATAGCGCCTGTTTCAGCACCCGCGCCAAATAGAAACTGCTCTGCTGGGCGAACCATACCTCTAACTAATGGGCCAGCACGCTGTACCTGCGCTAATCCAGGGAATAGATAGGATTCTGGCGACGTTACCGCTTCAATACCTCTGGCAGTAATGGCTTGTCCGGTTGTAGTTGGCTCTGCGCCTGTGCTACCAAATAAGCGCATTAGTGGATCGTAGGTCGCAGCGCGGCCAGCCTGAAACGACGCTGTTGCGCTAGGCGAAGGTTTTGGTGTTGGAGCGCCAGCCGCAACCGCACCTAAAGAAATAGGATTGATGCCTAGCGATGTTAATTGATCGTTTAGCGCACGACTTAAACCTGTTAGCGTGCCGATAGAACTAGCAAAACCTTTACGTGCCGCTTCAACGCGATAATCGCCTTGTGGTTTTACTCCCGTATAAGGCATCTGCGGTATAGACACTGGCGCAGCCGTGCCGCCAGACAACTCTTCAAGATCGTCATCCGATAGCGGTGTTTCGCTACGGTACACTTTTCCATCGATAGTGTATTTGTACGCCATAATTAATCCACTTCTACGGTAACAGTTTTACCACTTTTAAGAGTACGCGTTTGCTTTTGCCCTTTTTTTGGCGGCGCCGGAGCTTTAGCCGGAGCTGCTGCTTTAGGTGCTGTTGCTGCCGGCGCCGGTGCTGGAACTTGCGTTATGCGAGACGCGACTTCTGGAGATATAGTCTCATTAGTACGCATTGCTTCGGGCGCCGGAGCTTTACCTTTTACTTCAAACTCAGGGAAGTTAAAAATAGTTTTCATCTGATTTTCATCATATCCCGATTGTTGCGCAATCTGTCTTTGGATAGATAATTCACTTAAGCCTTTTTCTCTGGCAACTTTACGTATAGCCATCAAAGTAGCTTTAATCTTTTTCTGCGTATCAGCCGTAGGCGTGCCAGTAAACATAGTAGATGCAGTATCAGCTAACCCACCAAGAATCGATGGGTCACCACCAGCTTGCTCAACATCTTTACGACTTAACGTATTGTCACCAAACGCTTTTGCTAACTGAGTACGGGCGGCGTTAAACGATATAAAGTTTCCGGTTTTAAGAGAATCGTTAATTGATTGTATAGCTTGATCGGTAGCTGTAATCGAATCGCGAAACGGCTTAACAGTATCAATAACTGCTTTACGAAATTCAGATACGCCTTTAACGCCTTCTTTAGTTTGGCCAGGCAAAGTTAACTTAACTTCTGTAGTCTGCCCTTTTTCCTTACCTTTAATTTGCGCTTCAGTGTGGCGAAGTATAAGATTTTTAAATTCCGTACTTTCAGGATCAAGACCCGCGTCTAATAGTTCTTGCGCAAATGCTGAACGCTTTTCTGTAGCATTTTTGGTTGATAACCGATTTATCTCTTTATCAACGAAAGAATTGTATTCAGTAGTTCCAGGCGTCAGATTATTTAATGTTGCACGCTCGCGTGCAATTTCAATTGCGTCTGGAACTTGACCTTGACGAGCTGCTGTCTGAAGACCTGCAAGCGTATTATCAACCATTGCTAATGCGCGAGTTTTATCCGGTGAATCAGGCATTTCTAATATTTGAGTTTTACGATCTAATAGTTCAGCGCGCATTTGAGCTAATTGTGCTTCTTTAGGTATTGCAGCAGCCCTACCTTCACGAGTACGTTGCTGCGCTAAAGCCATTTCACTTTGCGCTTTACGAGCGTAGTCAGATAACTGTAGCGCAAAAGGTTGGTCATTTAACTGCGACGCTTTTCGAGCAACGCGCAATATAGACTCAGGATCAGATGGATCAATTTCTTGAGACAACATTTGGCGTTGCGAAATTAACTTTAGTTGTGGGTCTTCTACGCCGAATAATCTATTTAAGCCTTGACCAGTTTGGCTTCCAGCTAAATAAGCACCATAATCAGCGCGGGCAATAGGATTCATGCGAGCGAATAATAGCGCTTGCTGTTCGTCTTGTTGCTGTTGCTGCGCTCTATACTGCTCTGGCGAGGTAAACAGACCTAAAATTTCGCTTGCCATGACTGCCCCTTAATAGTAAACACTTCCGTACCCACCACCACCACCCCAAGTACCTGCGCCGCCCATAGTTGCGCCATACGATCTATCTTCAATTGGCGCGTTTGGCGACCCACCACCAAATAGCCCACGAATTCCAGAAATAACTCCCTCATATCCTGTTGAAGGCATTATTTTTCTGCCCGTGCCTTGTAGATATGATGCTAATGGGTTTGCGGCGTTAACGTCTTGCATAGTTAACGCGGAATTTATTCCCCCTTGCAATAATGCTTGAGCGCCTGATGGATTTGTATTTCTACCACCTAAATTAACACCAAGACTAAACGGTTGTTGGCCAAATTCTTCCAAAGTACCGACGCCGCCAAGGTACGTTGTAAATGGGGACAGAGCGCCAATCTGACCCTGCTGATACTGACCAAGCATTCCAGCGCCAGTGCCAAATAGGCCGGTTCCAAACGCCAATTGTCTCTGTCCTTCAGCTTGAGCATTGGCAGCCAATGCAGCGTCTTGTTGCGCTATAGCGTTGTAGTAAGCCTCAGTCTCTGGCGTTGTTGCACCAAGACCAGCCGCACCGCTTGGGCGCTCGCCCGTTGCACCAACAGCTAACCCACCGCGACCTGTTTGGAATAGTTGGTTTTGTAGCTGCGCATATTGGCGCTCACGACTTGGTGCTAACAAATCCTGTTGACGTTGCATGTACTGCGCTGCAACTGCCTCGGGAGACTGTGCCAAGTATTGCTCACCCAAATTAAACAAGCTAGTTGCTGCGCTAGTTAATGGTTGATATTGCCCTCTGGCAGCTTCGGCGTCTGTTAGTGCTTGGCCACTAAGACCCATTAAGCGATCTTGATAAGCTCTTAATTCGGGGCTGACCGTATAACCAGCGGAGCTTAGTCGGCCAGTGGTTGGATCCATAGTGAATTGACTAGACCCGAAACGGGTTGTCATTCCAATAGGACGGAATCGAGCTTCTTCAGCGGCTAATCTAGCAGCGCGTTCTTGCGCTGCGGCTGATTTTTTAGCTGCATCTGCCGCAGAATCTGCCGCCATCGACGAACCAAGCAAACTTAGGCCACCGCCTATAAGTGCACCCCAAGGCATATCAATCCCCTTTAATTAAAATCTTATCCACTTTTGACGGGTCTTTTTCATCCGTTGCATGGATACAAAACCAGACACAATCACTCATGGCCTTAATACCATGAATCACGTTTGCTTTAATCTCAATACACGCTGGCGCGTCAATTATCTCAATAACGTCGCCCTTCATTACTGCTACACGACCTTTAGCCAAAATAGATAAATGGCTAAAGTCATGTGTGTGCTTCATGATCGCCGTGCCAGCCGGAACGAATGATTCTTTGGCATACAAGCCATCGGAAAAGTGGTGAGTAATTTCACCACCCAAATCAGCAAGTTGTTTTTCAACCGCACTCATGCTGTTCTGCGCCACATATAAACAACGATGTATGGTTGCAGGTTAGCGTTTGTAGCGCTTAAGCCTGTTGACGATATTGAGGTGGAAACAGAAATTCCAGTGCTTGCTGATTCTGTTGTAATAGTTTGTGGTGTTACAAATGTAGATAATTTTGATGGGGCTAAAGTGCTTGTATTTTGAGAACTTGCTGCATTAATAGTATGGCTGTGCCCTGGATCAGTTACAGTTGATGTGGCCGTGTGAGTATGGCTAACCACAACCGCATCAGCAGAGCCACCGGTTTCTTGTGCGGTATCAAATGCTGCATTGCCAGCATCAAGGCCAACCATTACGCGCCCCGCTCCAAAAGCTGACCATGTACCAAAACCAAGCAACGTAGCGGGGTTAGTGCTAACAGCAGCGTTAATGTAGATTGATCCAACGGGATACGTTGCCGCTATGCTTGTTGAGATTAATCCTGCGACAAACGCCGTTGTGGCCAACTTAGTCGAACTATCACCACTTGATTGCGTCGGTGCTGTTGGGCTGCCAGAAAAGCCTGGGCTGGCTAAGTCAGCCTTAGTCGCAACAGCAATCGCGATATTGTTAAATTCTGTGTCGATCTCCGTACCTTTAACAATCTTGGCTGCATTGCCAGAGGCTAATGCGTCTTTAGATGCAAAGTCGGTCGATTTGGTATAGTCAGACATATGCCGCCCCTTAACTTATACGGCCATGCTTGGCCAAAATTTCAATCTTTTGAATCGATAACTCGAAACCATTTACCTCTGCCTCATATCCTGTTTGAACTACTTTTCCAGAACCCGTCGCTTGAGACAATAAGGTTTGAATAACAATACCGCCAGCGTATTGTGCAAGAGGTACACCATTGGCACCATACTCAGCAACGCCGTATTCAGAAGTGCCTTGTGTTGGGATAGCGACGTTTTCCGATAAATAATTCTCAGAAAAATCGTATCCCCACTTAATAGTAACTACTTGATTTGAGCCGCCAATAACTACAATTGAAATTCGCTTAACAATTGACGTAATAGCCACATCACCTAAATCAGCGTGATTGGTGTAGTAATACATTCGATAAGTCGATGTATCATCAAGATAGCCTGTGTATTTACCGACATAGCCATTCTTGCCAATCAATAAATCACCATTGCGCAAGGCAAACAATGCCGTTGGCTCAATCTGAGTCCATGTGGTTACTCGCGACGAGCCGTCCTGCATTACATTGCGTGTGTCAAACACATACGCTTGTTTTGCTGTCGGAAACGTCAGCAGATAAAACGCATCAACTTCCGAATACACTGCTTTAATATTTGCTGGTGTTTCACCACCCACCAATTGCATCAAGTCATTACGAACATTCTTGCTCAAGTCACGAAATGGCGCTGACTTTTCTTGAATGGTTCTAAGCACTGAGCGCACGCCGCTGTTGGATAAAAACACAACGTCGGTATTCGTGCTTTGAATCGAATCGCGCCATTGGCAGCCAATACCGACTACGGTGTCATAGAGCGACATCGTGCTAGGCGCTGTTGCTCCTTGATAGACCAAAATCTGGCGCTTACCAAAGATAAACAGAAAACCGTTATGAGCAGCTAGGCCAGTAATCTCGTCAGCACCATTAGCCCATACGTTATTAACATTTAACGTGCCAGATGAGCCGCCGGTATAAATGTGGCCAGCAATCAAATCAGAAAATGTCAGCGTCGTTTTATTCGTTGTTGTGTTAGCTATCCACAAACGGCCATACGCTGAAATACAGATATTGCCTGATGGCACTGTACCGGCATAACCAGTTTTCTCACTAACCCGACGATACGTTGTTGTGCTAACCGCTGGGTCATAGATTAGCGGGTCATGCGCTGACTGAAAAAAATACGTTATTCCATTAAGCGATGCGCAATGCCAATTACTAGCGGTAATAGTCGGCGCTGTGCCACCGCCGCCGTAGGTTAGTTCGGTAGCTGTTGATCCGCTTAATTTGAATAACTTATTGTTTCCAGCAAAAAGAGTCGTTACCGATCCATCGGTTTGCACCAACTCATGAATGACGCCAACATCATTAGCGCCAAGATTGCCCGAAGAACTGTTTTGTTTTGTCCAACCCTTACGTGCGCCAATCCGACCATATTGGTCAAGGATGCAATTAGTCGCAGTCAACGCAAAACCAGCCGCTAAATCAAGCGGCGAATCTTGCGTATTCAGGCCATAGAAGCCTGGGGCGCTAATACTAAAGCGCTCAAGTTGCTGGCTCATATCGAGACAAACTCCTGCGATTCAGGAAAGCGCGTCGCTTCCAAAGCAATGTAATCCGACAGCATAGAACGGTAAAGATTGTATGCCTCTGACGAATTCAATCCACCATCTTCGCCGCGCTCAACCAATGCTCTGGCATACGCATTTTGCTCAACCAATACGTCAGGTACCAACACCGATGTGCCGTCCGATGACAGAGCTGCTTGTGGGATAGTCAGAAAAAACTTGATGCTATAGACACCATCAGGGCGGCCATACAATTGAACTTGAGCGTCGCCGTTACCGTCAACACCTTCAAAGCAATACTGCGCTGGGATGTTGGTAACAATCGGCGTGAAGTTTTGCTTTTGGCGCATGTCAGCCACGCTGATATTTCGCATGACAACATTGCTAGTGGTATTTAACGGATCACTGGATACACGGAATTTTTGACCTGCGCCGGTCAATGAGTAGACATACGTGCCCGATGCGGTGGTAACCGTTAATTCTTGGCCAAGGACATTCCAATCGTAGGAATCTTCAACTTGGCGCTTGGCGTCGTTGACAATTTTGCCAATCAACGCCGAATAGGAATTCAGAGCGACAGTTGATACTGTCGGCTCACGTAGTCGTGTCAATACCGCATTTACTAATTCAAGATAGGTCATTCGCTTCCCCGCAAACCTTACACAGAGCCAGCTTTTGCCTATCCCCTTGGGAAGAAGCCTTCGCCCCTATTATAGAGAAATTACGTTGTTTTTGGTCACCATTTAACGCGATCTGCCCAAAAGGCCGCACTCATCTTGCCCTTGGCAATATTCTTAGCATGACGCGCCTTAAATGCTTCATTGCGTTTGCTGCCGTCAGGACTGCCGGTGACGCCTTGCTGGCCAAAGCGGATCAGCTTAACCTCATCGCCCGACTTAGCCAATACGGCATGGCTTTTGGTCGGGTGGCTAGGTGTCTTTTTCGGCTTGTTGTAGCCAGAAAATTCCTCTTTGCCACGTTTAATCATTTCTTCCTCGCTGCCCGCATATTATCGACCAGGTTAGGATAGGGTCTACCAGCCTCTTTGGCCATCTTCTTAGCCGCCGTTTTCTTGGCTGGCGACAATGGCTTAGATGCGCCTAACGACTTTGGGCGCTTCTTCTCCCAAACAGGCTTCATCATTTCTTTGCCTTGTTCTTGGCTGTGCGCATACCACGCTGCGGCATTTTGGCCTCGCTCATAGCTATGGCGACCGCTTGCTTGCGATTTGTAACTACAGGGCCACCCTTACCTGAATGCAAAGAACCGGCTTTGTATTCGCCCATAACTTTGCCCATTTTCTTTTGTGCCATAGTTGATTTTTTCATACTAACTCCGTAACAGTTACTGTGGAAGTAGTGACAGTAGCATCTTTAATAAAAGCAATCTTTTGGCCTGGAGTTACTGCAATAATTTCTATTTGGTTATTACCAATTAAAGGGCTTGTTGTAGTTGTCGCAGTTGGATTAGCTCCAATCGCAAAATGGCAGTGGCCATTGGCACAAGCAATGCGAATCAATGTAGTGTTTGCACCAAATGCGGTCATCTGTACGCTAGAGGTTGTTACTGTAGCGGCTTGGGTGGTTCCGATAGTTCCCACGCCCAAAGCCACTTGATTAGGGTCTAACTGAAATGTTGACATATTAATCCTTTGTTATAGGGCCGCCAGATTTCCACGCATCGCATGTGCGAGCCGCTGCGCAGGTAAATTGAAACAGATCACAATAGCCTAGATCAGCCGCCGCTACGAATTCCTCGTCATACGACAATTCATCTTCGTTTTCGTCCTTCTCCAGACCGCCAACAATGCATTCCATCATGCTAGGCGTCTGAATAAACGCCGCACAATTGCCGCATCTCATACCTTTCACGGTATTGGTTGGGGCGTTGTACATCGTGGCTTTTTTCATCCAGAAAGCCGTATTGGCTTCATCTGGATTAGGTGGGCCATAACCGTATTCTTTAAACGCATGGTTTCGGTTTTTCAGATTGACCGATACATCCTGCGTTGCTATTGGGCAGGTTTTGCCAGTTAAAAGACCGTCTTTCATCTAAAAAAGACCCGATCCATAACAAATGCCGCCGCGCCGCTCATGGCTGACGCGATGGCCATACCGACCCAAAAACCGCCTTTAGACTTGTTGGCCATAGCCAATAGCTTTTTGACGTCTTCGCGCAGTGCGCTAACTTCAACCTGAAGCACTTCAACCTGAGCTTCCAGCTTGCCAAATTCACGCAAATCAATGTCCGGCATGGTCTATTTTCCTTGGCCTTCCAGGCCGTTTCTCTGCCTCTGGAGGCTGCATAATGACTAAATGTTCGTCATTGTCGCCTGAATTCTCAAGCGCATCAATACGCACATAGCCAGCATGACCCTTCATGCTATCAATGTCATGCTGTTGCATAAATTCAACAGTTTGACCGCTTTGGAGACATTTGAATGTAGCCATAAAACCTCAATGAAAATCAGGGGCCGAAGCCCCCGATTATTACGCTACTGGACGTGCTACAACGATGCGCAAGGTCGCAGCTGCCAAATTAACAGTTGCTTCCGACTCATTTTGAATGCGGAAATTAACGGT